GCACAGAAGGAGTCCGTCAGGAACTCCAGATCGGCGTCCGCCGCAGTCCCGAGCGCCATCTGGATCGCGGCGGCAGCGCCTTCGTCGCCCCTCGTCACGATCTCGGCCGCCGCAGGGCCCAGGATCTTGGCGAGGCGCAAGAGGACCCGCTGCCCCTCCTTCGCGCCGAACAGGGTCAGAGTGTAGGTGTGTCCGTCGATCGTGGTAGTGCGTTTTTCGATGCCCATTGCCCGCGTTCTCCCTGGTTCTAACGGCCCATGAGAGGGCCTCCGAACCCGCCCGGGAGAACGGGAGACGGCCCGGAGGCCCTCTCATGGGCCGTGGTAGGTGCTAGTTCCCGCCCGCGAAGATCGTCGAATCGGCGAGGCGGATCTTCCACTGATTGTTTCCCGCTTGCGGGCCGAAGGTCAGTTTCTTCGGGGGCCCGAGGAGCCAGGCTTTCGTGGCCGTGACGAGGGACAGGCCCTGACGATCTCGGAGCATGAACGGGACGACTCCAGCCCCGTTGGGCGCGTTCATGTCACCCGTGACGAGGGTCGAGAGGACGGCATTTGCCCCCGCCGTCTGCATGAGATTCAGGGTCACGGTCGCCCGGTTATCGTGGGTCGGGGATCGGGTCACGCTCCCATCGGCGCCAACCTTGTCCGTGAAGGCTTCGCTGTCCCTCTCGACGGACATGGTTTCATCCCCCTCGCCCCAGCCTCCAAGCTGGTCGAGGGGGATGCCTCCGAGGTTACACGTGACCTCGACAACATCGTAAACCTTCGTGGTCTCCGCGCTCATGGCCCCTCGTCAGAACGAAATCGTTCCGGTCAGTTGTACGGTGTGGATCGCTCCCTGATAGGTGGCCGTGAAGGTCCCGTCCGGGAGATTGCGGGCGAGGATGTCCGCCTGATCGATGTTGGCCTTCGCCGGGAAAGACACGCTCGGGGCCGCGCTCGCCGGGGAATTGGCGAGGATGTTGTAAGGGTTCGCCGCCGCGATCAGGAGGCGGTTCTGGATGACCATTCGCACCTGATCGATCCCCGAGTCGGTGTAAGGGATCTTCTTCGCATTGGCGAACAGGGAGAACACGTCCACCTGGAGATTTGCGAAGAGCCAGTCCGTTCCGATCAGGATGTCGGTGTAACCCCCGTCCTCGTCCTTCCCCCATTGCGTCACGTTGATCCCGGCCAGGGTCGTGTACGTGTTCGCATTGTTCTGGGTGTTCGCCGTCGTCTTCTGGGAGGAAGTGAGGATGTCGGGCGCGATCCCGGCGAGGGTCTTGTAAGCCCACGTGGCGCTCCCCGGATCGTTCGGGAGCATGACCCCGAGCCATGCCACGGCCGAATATTGCTGGGTGGCCGTGTAGGAACAGAGGACGTCCGAGCGCACGTAATCGGACGCTTTGAGGGTGGCAGCTACGTTCCCGGACGTGGTAGAGATCACGTCGTAATCGCTGGTATTGTTCAGCGCCAGGCGCCGATACTGTTCCAGCCAAGCCGCGAGGGCCAGGATCTCCGCCTTGCCCGCGTGATCGAGGGTGACGGCGTACCACGACGCGCCGGAATCGATCGCATAGACGGAGGTCATGTCCGCCGCGATCCCGGGATCGGCGGTGATGTCCTGGATCTGGAGATAGGCCGGGAGCGGCAATCCGGACAGGGCGAAGATATTCCCCGCCGTCCCTGCCGTCAGGGTGAAATGGGTATGAGTCCCGCTCGGGAGGGCTGCCGGAGCGATGTCGGCCACGCCCGAGAACAGGGAGGTAAAGGTCGCACAGAGGGACGACACGGTGTCACCCGTCTGGACGACGTAGGAGATCACGGTCGACACCCCTAGATGGTCCGTGACCGTGAACGTGTAGGTAAACCCGACGGTCAGATTCGTCGGCGTGAGGGAGAGGACCAGGGTAAACGGGGTGAGCCGTTTCCCGACCATGACATTCGTCGGCCGGGGGTTCTGGGAGAACGCCTTCTGGGCCATGAGATAGGCCGGCGACGTGATCGCGAAACCGTCGGTCACCATGTCCGCGGTATTCGTGTAGGACCGGAGAGGGATCGGCAGGGTGTGGTAGCACATCAGGAGCGGGGTTCCGAAACCCGCCCTGGTGGGCATTTCTGACTCTTGCGTGATCTGAAGATTGAGGACTTCTTCCAGGCCCATAGTTGAACTCTACCCCCCGTCGATCTCTCCGGTCAAGGGGTCCGGATCCCCTGGAACCCTCGAAATGGTTCCCTTCAGATCCACCGTCGCGATGTATCCGTAACGGTGAGGGTCGGTGTAAACCTGACGCCGGGACATGAGGATGTCCAGGTTAGCGATCGAGTGACGCCGATCGTCGATCGTCTGGCTTAGATCCTGGGTAGGTAGCGCGTCCACCCAGGCGAGGTTCAGCGCGTGTAGCGCGTCGATGTTGAAGCGGAAGTTCAGGGCGTTCCGAACCCGTTCCAGGTATTCGTAGGAAAATCCGGTGTCCGTCTGGATCTCGGATTCGACTCGACACGAGAGGGTGAAGGACCGATTCCCCGAATAGACGTCCTGGAGTTCCTGGCCCTGGGGCTGAGTCAAATCCTGGTTCGTTTGCCATTCGTCGCCACCATGGCCCACGACGGCAATAATCTTCAGGATCATGATCGCCTGATTCACCGGATCCGTGAACGGGCGAGGCTCATCCTCCCAGACGCATTCGACAGGCGTGGAGTCGACGCTACTAGGATCACTCCCCATCTGGGAGAGGAGCGCCTTCAATTGGGGCCTGATCGTATCCCAATTCAAAAGTCCTCACCCTCCTTCTTGATTCGGTAGCGGATCGACGATCGGAGTTGCCCGGTGTCGATCAGGGGGACGGACGATCCCTTGCGCTCGATCGTCTTTCCCATGAGCGGCGGGGAGATACCGCCGGAGATCCTGGCTTGGATCTCTCCCACGAACAGGACCCCGAGCCGCTCCAGACCAATCATTGCTGAATAGGTCCCTTTGAGAACCTCACGGCCGATCGCCCGGAGCGCGTTCATATGATCGGCCTGTTTTTCGTCGGCCCAGGCTCGGATAAAAGAGCGCTCGGGGGACCTACCCAGACCGAATTCGTGGATCGTGGCCAGTTGCGCCACCGTGATCCCGCCCCCCTCGTGAGGCTCGGAACCCTCGGGCCCGTGGACACCGACCGTCAGGACAAGGTGTTTCGAGTTTTTCAGTTGTCCGAACAGGGCCTTCAGGCCCCTATCCTTGTCCGTGATCTTTGAGAGGATCACGTCACCCGCATCCGGAGGAATGCCCGTTCCCGGCAAAGCTCCTCGTAACGGGTGTTATAGGTCGAGTCCCCTTTATTGGACTGGAGGCGGGCGAAGGTCCCGCCGGGGGCGATGCAGAGAAGGTGAGCGGCGAGGTACGCCTGGCCCTCGCCGATCTTCTCGCCCCACACGGCGCGATCGAGACGGAGACCCGCCATGTTGAGACGGGATTGGATCAGGCCGGCGACGTTCTGAGCGGTTTGGAATTCCGGGAACATTCCCAGGAACGTGGGAATGTCGAGCGGATACGGTACCGCGTCAGAGAACGGGAGCGCCATGGGTCAGACCTTGGTCGAGAGGTACTCCGCGCGCGCCTTGATCGTGTCGAGAACCTCCGTCCGGTTCTCCTTGCTCGACCATCCGGCGAGGATCTCCAGGGACGTCTCCAGACGGACCAGGGCCGTTGCCCTCGTGATGTCGAATTCGGCGAGGGAGGAGGGCTTGTTCGAAGCCACCATGACGGCGCCCGCGGGCCGTGCGGGGGGCTCGGGGAGCGTCACCTGTCCCTTGACCAGATGTTTCGCCTTGTAGACGCTCGACGCCTCCACCTGGGCCAGGAGCTTGGCTTCCCGGTCCTCGGGCTTCCCGGGCCCGTTCCCCTTCTCCGACGCCGGCCGAGGATCGGCCTTGTGGGCGTCGTGCTCGGCCTGCCATTTCGCCAGGGTCTCGGCCGAGGGGATCTCTTTGGTATCGCCCGGGAGGAATTCCACGTGAGCGATCGTGATCATCCCGGCGCGCGTGTTCGTGAACTTTTGCGGCATGGTGTCTCCCTGACTCGGAATCCCCGGGGCAGCGGTTTTCCGCCGTCACCCGGGGACCCCGGCGAGACACCCGAGAGGATCAGATCCCGTCGGCGTAGGCCCCGGACATCGGGCGGCGCCAGGACACGCCACCGAAGCGCGAGTGACAGGGGATCACGAACGCCAGCCCCTTGGGCTGGGGCGGGAGCATTTCGAAGGGGAGCGGGCGCACCAGGCGGACGGCCTTCGGGTCCCGCTTGTAGACCATGCCCCGCGGGCCGTTGCCGGTCGCGTTGGCATTGTCGAGATAGGGCCACTGATCCACGGAACGGATGTACTGGCTCTGCTTGAGGAAGACCTCCAGGATCGTTGCGAGGTTCAGCGGATTGGCCTGGGTCTGGGCGATGTAACCGAAGTGAGCCGTGGGCAGAAGCATGGTATCGGGCTTCTGCACGTTCTTCGTCACGTTGACCACGGATTGCGCCATGTAATGCATATCCGCGAGGATCTGGGCCGGGGTCGTGGCCGGGTTCAGCCAGTTGCCGTTCAACTGTCCCGGCGACGTGAGGATCGGGACGTTGGGATTGTTCAGGAAGCCCGGCATCCCGGTTGACGCATCGCCGAACGCCGCGAGGACTTCGATCAGGTTCTCTTGCGCCGCGCGAGCAAGCTCCCCTTTCTCCGTGTCCAGGGGCATGTTGTTCTTCGCGGCGGCCCGGAGATCGTTCAGCGTGTAGTTGAACGAATCGCCGATCTCGTAAACCTTCTGGATGAACTCGGCCAGGATGATGTCGACGGCCGGGAGGTCCGTGCCCGCGTCGCGGATGAGCTTGGCCATCCCGCGCCAATCGAGCAGGCGCCAGGAGAACGAATCCGCCCAGGCGGGCACGGTGGTATCCAGCGGGATGAACTCCGCCGCCCGGTTCTCGACGTATTCGACCTTGTAGATCTCCTGTTCCACGAACAGGAGGGAGCGGAGGATGAGGGCGGTTTCTCCGGCGTCCGCCCGAATCCCCATGTCCTCCAGGTGGCGCATCAGGCGCGCCTTATTGATCATCGCCATTTCCGATTCTCCTAGTTGCGCGCCACGATCACGTCAGGTTGAAGTTGACCTCGGCCACGCCGCTTGCGGCCGTGCCCCCCGTCCACACCCGGGCGCCGCTCACCAGCGCCGCGTTGGAGTTCGCGTTGTCCCCCCGGAACGTCCCGGCGTACGGACCGGAATAGACGAGGTACACGGGGCCGCGATCGACCATCGTCGCGGGGTTGGAAGTAGTGGGATCGACACGGACCCAGAACCGGCCCTTCGACGCGACCGGCGCGGCATCGCCCGGCTGATAGCGGTTCTGGGTATTGGCGTAGGGCTCGCGCTGAGCGAGGAACTGCACGACGCCCAGGAACAGGTTCGCCACGTCGCTGGCCTGTTGAGGGAGAACCGACGTCACGACCCGATCGCCCGTGCTCGGGGCCGTGGACGTGCCCATCACGACGCCGAAGCCCGCGTCGAATCCGGCGGCGAGAACCTGGGATCCGGGCGCGCCGGTGTTCGTGGCCTGCTGTCCGCAGATCGTGGACATGATGTCCACGGGGCCGTCATCGGACCGCTGCCCCGCGAAGGCCGGGGCCGGGCGGAGCGCGTAGGAAACCTGGGGGATCTGGATGTCGGGCGGGAAAGCCATGGTCTTCTCCTGTGCTCAGCCTTTGGGCTTGTTCGCGGCGAGGGGGTTCTTCCAGGCGCCGTTCGCCTTCTCGATCATCGCCTGTCGGGCCTTGTCCGCGGCGTCCTCTCCGTCGTCCTGGCGCCCGGTCGGGACCGTTCCCCCTCCGCCGCCCCCATCGGTGCGCGCCGTGAAGATCGAGCGCTTGGCGCCCCCGTCCTGCTTCGCCTCGCCGGGCTTTTGCGGCAGCGCCGTCGTGGTGGGGGCCTGGCCGTCGTTCATGGCGCCGGGGGTCTCCGTGGCCGTCGTGTCGTCCGCCTCGGTTTCCGCGCCCCCCATCGCGTTGATCAGGGCGTTGAAGTAGCCCATGAGGTACGCCGGATCCTTGCCCGCCGGATCGAACTTGGGATCCAGGAGCTTGATCGCCTCCGCGATCATCGATCCTTCGTCGCCGGACTCGGCCGCCGCTTCGGCGTCGAACTTGACGCCGGCCTTCTTGGCGATCCGAGCACAGTCCGCGACCAGTTTGACGCGGCGGGAAACCGCGGCGGAGAACACCTTCGGATCCACGGCCGGGGCCGGGGTCTCCTTGGTCTTCTTCTCCAGGGCGTCCGCTCGGCCGTTGGCCGTGGCGAGATCGGTCTGGAGCTTGGCCCGATGGGCGCGAACCGCCGCGACCCATTCCGGGGTTCCGATCGTGTATTCCTTGCCGTCGATGGTCTCTTTTTCCACGGGCGTCTCCGGTGTCTGGATCGCGTCGCCAGAATCGTATTTCAGGCCGACGGTGGAACCTTGACGGCCCCAACCCTGGGGGCCTAGAGCAGCATGGTTATACACGATCTCACGCTGGATCGCATCATAGGGCTGGCCATCTTGCGTCACGCCCGACGTTGGATCCAGGATACAGGCGTACCCACACGACAACTCCTGGCGCTCGCCCGCCTCGATAAGGCGGATCATGCGGGCGTCCTGTACTAGGAGCGTCGCCCCGACGTGCGAGCCATCCTGCCGAACGTCCTCCGCCACGTGGCCCACGGCCAAATCGCGGAAGTTCGCCGGATCGACGGGAATCCGAACCCCGTCCTCCTCCGGGTGAAGATCCGTAACCGGAGCGTGTTTGAGCGTGGCCAACGAATCCGGCGCAAAGACTTCCTCCGGAGGCCGGTATTCCCGGCGCGTGGTCCCGTCCGCGGTCACGTACGGAAAGACGCCGACCCTGGTAGGGCGCGAGGGGATGCGCAAGCCACCCTGGGGAGTACGTTCCCAGGACGACATCGATCCCACGTCATAACGACGGACCGGGACGGCCATGGTTCCACCCTACCAGGAGTCACTCATCCTGGCTAGGACGCGCCGCGGGGTTTGAGCGTAGGTTTTCCAGGGCCGAGTCCGCTCCTCCGAGTTCGTCAAGGATGGGAAACGCCGTGCAACGGCATTGGAAGTCCTCGCCCGGGTGACCCGTGCGCCCGTCGTCTGAGACCTCGGGCGGGCTAGCCCATGATTGGACCGTGCCCTCCAGATCCTGGTGCGTCGGGCGGACCCGCTCGTCATTGCTTGTCGTCCAGACATATTGGGTAATCCCAGCGTTCGTCTGGCGGATTTGGGTCAGTTGCCCATTCAGGGACAGGGTTTGATCTCGGGCGAGGAGGTCCGCTTTTGATTGGGTCACCCCGAACGAATGCACCAGCTTTTCAGAGAGATCCTCGACGCGCCAAGCCCCCGCCTCCGCATCGACCAGGATCGCGTCGATGTCCTGGATCTGTTTCCCGGCCAGGGACTTGATATAAGAAATGTTATCGATCTGGAATTGCCGGAGTTTCGCCGCAACGCCCGTCTCCTTGGACGTGATCCCGATCACCCGCTTAAACTCTGTCTTCCCCTTGTCGCTGATCTTGGCGGCGAATTTCTCGATCTCGGGCGTGATCGTATTGGGATCTAGAACCTCCTCTAGCTCCAGTTTCAGGGCCCCGAGTTTCTGCCCTCGAAACTCGGAGGCATCTGCCCGAAGGGGTTTCCCGTGGCCGAAGGCGACGGTGTTCTTTTCCCAACCGTGGAGGATGATCGGGAGAGCCCTGTCCTGGAACTTGACCAGGAGTCCGCGGATGAACGCGGCATAACGAAGGGCCTCCCCCATGGGGGGTTTAAGGCCCTTCGTTCGCCGATGACGGGCGCTCGGGATTCGGCGCCTGGCGCTCATACGGTCAGCGGGAGGTCCGCTTTCGCATCCGGCGGGGGTTTCTGTACCGGGGGCGCCGGACCGCTCAGACCCTGGTTCCCGTCCGGGATCGCCGGGGGTTCCGGTTTCGCTGCCGCGGGGCGAGCGCCCGGAATATCGCCGATCCCGAGGGTGGGATCCACGATCCTGGATTTGGGATTGACGCGGTAGGGTTGCGGTTCCTCGCCCGAGAACCTGGCGACGGCAACTTCGTCCGGGGTCAGGACTTCGGCCGTAATCCAGATCTGGGCCTCCTCCGCCTCCAATTTGTTGCGTTCGGCCTTCTCCTTGGCCGTCTCTTGCCAGAGGGGTTTGAAGCGGACTCCGAATTTCCTATCCCCGAGACGGAGGGACAGGGCGACGATCTTGACCAGACGCTCCAGCCGGGGTTGGAGATCCTGTTCCCGGTCGCAGGAAAGCTCATCATACCAGAGACGGATCGGGCCCTCGGCCGTCGCATTCAGGCCCGCCTCGATTTTCCCGAGGAGGACCGCGACAGGGATCCCGGATGCCGCGCTCAGGAGTTGCGCGCTCGCATCCAGGACATCCTTGATCCCGGCGAACGTCGTCTGGACTTTCTCGAATTTCTCCCCTTGGTCGGCGTCGAGCATGACGGCCCGAGCGAAGGATCGACTCATGTCCAGGAGAGTTGCGCGCGCTTGGAGGTCTTCCAGCTTGTTTTCGGCGATCATGCGGAGAAGCCCCCGCATGGTGAACACGCCCTGGCTGGCATCCGTCATGAGGTATTCGACGGATTTATGATTCATCGAAAACTGCCGGAGTTCCGAATAGGGCGCCTGAAGGACCGAATAGTCCCAGGACACGAGATAAAGGCGCTCCTGGGCCGGGGTATAGGCCCCACGGAACACGATCAGGCGGGATTCGTGGACGTAGGACACGGCCCCGGTTCGGAGGGCCGAGAGGCGGTAAACACACGGCTCCCCGAATTTGGGATGTCTCGGATCCTGGTAATACGTCTCGGGGATGACCCGCCGACGATCGAACACCTGGAGGAACTTGAGAGATCGGATCCCCCCCTCGTCCAGGGGTTCGGTGGGATCCCGCCCGTCGTCCGCCCCGATCATGAGGACGGCCCCGCCGAACAGGCGCCCGAGGATGAACCCCTCCCGAACCATGTTGAGGGCGTCCAGGGACTTGAGCTTTTCGGAGACGGTCGTGGCGGCGGTAGGGTCGGGACAGGTGACCGCGAAACCCTGGCGGAGCATTTCCCGAGGGACGATGTTGACGATTCGCCGCGGGATGGCGCTGGTATTGTAGAGCGCGGCGAGTTCGTAATCAGTCAGGCGGGAGTTGAGTTGATAGTCACCATATTCGGTCTTGTCTCGGGGCGTCCCGAGACCCGTCCAGAAATTGGTCCACGAATCCCAGCGATTGCGAACCCTCTCCAGAATGCTCATGGTTTGAGACCTTGCCGGATCCGGGCCATTGCGGCGCTGAAATGCTCACCGTGAGACTTCAGGCGGACCAGATATTGCGACGTCATGTCAACCATATCATCGAAGGCAGCGTTCGGGAAACCCTCATGCTGAGCCATGAAAGACCACACCCAGGGGGCTAGGTCAGGGTGGGGTAGGTAGAACCGGCCGCCGCTCATGTAGACCGATCCTGCGTTAGCGCGGGCCGGTTTCCCGCCCATGGGATTGACCAGGGTCAGGCCGGGGATCTCGGCCCGGAGGGCGTCCTCGACGGCGGGGCCGTTGGCCTTGTCCTCGATCAGTTTATCGTAAGCGTGAGGGTGGGCCAGGCTCATGTCTCGGATAGCCTGGATCGTCTGGGTGAACGAAAGGCGTTCGTTCCGTACGTCGAGGAGGAAGACGCCGTTCTCCGCCGCCCGGAAAACACCCCCAGCTACGAAGTCTGACGTGTCCGATTTCTTGAAGGTGCAATCCCAGGATTCGGAATCGAACCCCGTAAAGGGCAGGAGGCGACACGTCCTAGCGGGAGCCTCTCGACACCCGGGAATGGTCCTTTTCAGGGCATGGCATCGATCACAGAGACAGGGCTCCGGAACGTCGGGGATCGTGTGAAAGAATCGCCACCATGAGCGCTGGAAGATACTGCCGCCCTGCCTCACGGGGCGCTGCTGGTATTGCGCCGCGAACCCGTCCAAGCCGATCCGATTGTCTCGGAGGTCCGTGACCTCCTCCAAGGGAAAGCGCTCGGGAAAGAGGAGGTCCCCCTCTGTCTCCCTGGGATCGCCGCCCCATTGGGTTTTACAGGGAAACGCTGCCTCGTAAAGCATGGGAAACCGCAACTGGAGCCAGCCCCCCTTTGCGAGCATTTCCCCACACGGATCCTCCTCGTGAAGGCGCTGCATCACGATCAAGTCCCGGACCGTTCGGAGATCCGTAGCTCGGGAGGACATCGTTCCACCGATGAACTCGGACACCGTTCGGAGGGCCGCTTTGGTTTGCGTGGCCCCGCCCATGGTGTCCTTCGGTTTCAGGGGATCGTCGATCCCTCGGATGTCGGCGTGACGCCCGGTCGCCTTTCCCCCTGGGCTGGTCGAGAATCGGAATCCTCCCGCTTTGGTATCGAACATCGAAGCGGCCGGTTTGCCCGAAGGCAAGAGTTCGCCCCAGCGCATCTTGAACCAGTCCGATTGGAGAACCTTGACCACCTTCCCTCCGTCCCGAGTCCCGACCAGGGAGGCATCGTAGGACATGAAAAGGAATTTGGTCTGGGGACGGTGGATCCATTCCCAGATGTTCCAGGCCGTGAGGAGGTTTGATTTCCCGGAACCGGGGGGGATATTGATCAGGAGCTTGCGAATCTCCCCCAGAGACATTGCCTCCAGGTGAATACACACCTGCTCGATATGCCAATTCCGGACGAGGGGGGCCGGATCGAGCATATGCCAGACCATGGGGAAGAAATCGTAAAAGGTCCCCTTCGCCACCAGGGCGCGGTCCGTAGCGATCCGAGTCCGGAGATCGAACATCAGTCCTTTTCCGGATCCGCAAAGTGTTTGGGATTGTAGGCGTTGACCTTGCGGAATTCGATCCTCCGCCCGGCCTTCTCCGCCGCCGCGATTCCGAGGCGCATACCGTCGGAGATCCCCCTGTCGGTGTAGACCGCGGTCAGATCGGCCTTCGCCCCCCAGGCCAGGCCCGCCTCGATTCCCTGAGTCCTCTCGGCCGGGTTCGTGTCGTCCAGGACTTGCGTGTAAAGCAGATGAGAGGCGAAGGGCGCCTCCCCTCGACGGAGGGAATCACGGAGACACTCCCTGGCATATTCGGCGTTTCGCTCCGGGGGATTGATCCCGTCTCCCTTGAAGGGGGATTCGATGATGACCAGACGCTTTTTCACAGGAAGACTCCGTTTCTGACGTTTTCCTTGTCCTGGGCCCGTCGCTTGGCCCTCTCGACCGACGGCCCCTCCGTGAGAGAGGACACGGGCTCAGAGTCGGTTTCGAGCCATCGGATAACCCTTTGCATGTCCCGCTCCGAGAAGGGCCCCGAGAGGCGAGCCTGGGACCTCGACGCCCAACCGGGATCGATCTCGAAACCGACGTAATGCCGGCCGAGGAGGCGACAGGCCAGGCCAATCGTGGCGTGTCCAGAGAAGGGATCGAACACGGACTCCCCGATGTCCGTGAAGTAAGAAACGAGATTCAGAGCCTGGTCGAGGGGTTTCTCCGTCTTGTGTTTCGACTCACCCCGGAGCGCCTTTTCCAGGAAGACGATCGTATCGTCGGCCCCCGGCTCATCCGTGAACGCCACCAGGGACCCCGGTCCGTTCCAGCGTTTCTTGCCCGGAGGGTGGAACGCCAGAATATGCTCGAAACCCTGGGCCGGGCGATTCCCCTGGAGATTGGGCATCGACCATCGAACCCAGGGCATGGTCCGGATATACTCGGATCCCGCACGCTCGCCGGCTTCTTGCAGAAGGTGCGAGGTCTCGACGTCGGAATATACGATCGACCATCGCTGAACGTGGGCCGTCCAGGCCCCGATGGTGTTCCGCATCGTGTCCGAGATCGGGTCAAAGCCCAGATCCCGGTGTCGGGTTCCGCGACTGACACTCTGGGACGTGGCCTTTTCATGTACCCAGGGCCGATAGGGTGGATCCGTGATCATGACGTGGAATTGCGCCACGTAGGACGCCGGGAGGCCGAGGGAGTCCTGATTCCAAACCTGGGCGGTCACTTTGCGGCCCTCGCGGACACCTGTTGATCCAGGAAGAATTCGACACCAGAGATCGGGCGCGGGGGAGTCTCCGTGTTTGCGTACCACACCGCGCGCCCGATCTTGGCCTGGTCCGGGGAACAGAGATCCCGGGGGACTTGATCGGGGTCCGTGATTCGGAAGTTCCAGAACACCTGAACCGAGACGCCCTGCACCTTGGCGGGTTCGGGGATGACCATGATCGGCGTTCCCCCGGCCTGATGTTCCGCCGCGCTAGACCTCATGAGCGCTCGACGCTGCTCCTCCCGAGCGGCCGTGAACGCGCCGATCTTCTGTTTCAGGATCTGCTCGGTTTGAGCGAGGCTCCCGAGCACGGGGGAGAACAGATCGTCAATCCCACGCTTGACCGCCAGGAGGGGTTTCGTCAGGGAGGTCCGCTTGTCCTCCAGGATTTTCCAACGCCCCTTGGCCTGGGTGAGCATTTCCCCTGCCGTGGCGAACGTGGCATCGTCCACGATCTGGAACACGTCACGGATCCACGCGACGGCCGCGGACGTCTCGGCCTGCTCGGGGTCGAGTTCGGCGCGGATGGTCGCGAGATCGGTCACGGGGGCGGGGGGATCTTTCCGGCTCATCATTCCCTCCCGGGGTTCGGGGCCGTCACGATGGGCGAGGGATGGGCCGGGGTGTGCGCTGCCATGTAACGGGCCCAATCAATCAGGGTCTCGCCGATGTCCCTGGGCTCACCGATGATCTCCCCGTTGATCTCGATCTCTCCGTCGGAGGTGACTCGGAGGGTTTCGTCGCCCCAATGCAGGACCAGATGCGAATATTCGCCAGAGGATCCCGAGATATCGGGGGCGGAGGGAGGTTCGAAGTCCGCGAATTGTTCAGGGGAAATGGTCATTTCACAAGCTCCAGGGATTCGGGAGATACCCCGAGGATGAGAGCGGCCTTCTGACGGGCGGGGAAAGCGAACCTATCCAGGACCGTGGTTTGACGCCAGGAGGTGACCTTCTGAAAGATAACCACGATGTTAGGATAATCTGTAATATGAGGCTGGAGAAGTTTGGGTCCCTCGGCGGGAGTCCTGAACGTCCAGGGGATCGGTTTCTCGGGGGGTTGGGAGAGTTCGCTCACGAGAACATGCTCCGAATCTCGGCCGTGATGTCCGTATCCCCGCAAAGGGTGGGAATCGAGACTTTCCAACCCGTCGCCTTGCTCACGGCCCTGGCCTTCGTGTAAAGGCCCATCCTCGCGCCACGGTACGCCCCCGAGACAGTGACGAACGACACCCCCGAGCTATCCGCGAGGGCCCGGAGAACACTATCGGCCGTGGCCATTCCGTCGCTTGCCTGGACACGTTCCAGGACCCAATCCTCCAGAGTCATCGCAACCCCTCTCGCTTTGCGGCCCAGAGGAAACCTCCGACCGCATCCAGGACGTTATGCCGGATCCCGTGAGCAAGGGCGCTCAGTACGGGAGTCAAGATCTGGTGTTCCGCGGGGCGGAGTTCGGCGAGAACCCGCTGATGGTGAATCTCCTTCGGGACCGCGCCTTTCCACCCAGAGGGTTTGACCCTGTGCGTGGTATATCCCCAGAGGAGGCACCTTTCTTCGATTCGGCCCGCTTTCGAGGCAAGTGCCAGGAGATCGTTGATCGCAACCTTGTTATTGTGCTCCCGATATTCCGGGAACTCGATCCAGGCTTTTGCCTCTCCTTCCTCACCGGGCATCCAGAGAGCCTTGTCCGGATAGGCTCGGAGCAATCCACAAGCCAGGAGTTCTCCGTCCCATCCCACGGCCCACCCAGTCTCCCGCCCGGGGTCGAAGAACCAAATCACGCGGCCCATGCAAACTCCGGTTTTTTGGACCAGCGCCGCATGATCACCGGCTTAGCCTTGATCTTGACGTCGGGGATCCAGACCTTTGCCGCTTCGATCATGAGCCTGGAGAGTTCCTTTGCTGCCTCCTTGGCGCGGAACTCGGGACATTCAAGCATGAAAGCGTCATGAACGAAGTTCACGATCCGACACCCGAACAGGGGTGACGAGGGGTCGAACGTCGCCTCCAGGATGAGCCAACCGGCCTCCTTTGCCATGTCCGCGGCGAGGCCCTGTGCATAAGTATTGCAGGCTTTCGTATAAATGGGATTCCCGACCCATCGGCCCGAATAGAGTTGCTCGACGCACGGGAAAGGTTGATTGATACAGCGATCGATATAATCGAAAAACTTTCGCATTTCGGGCCACATTCGCATCCAGGTGCGTTTGAGGTCCCGTGCCTGATCCTCGGTTAGACGGACCCCGTATTGCGCGAGGGCGAAGGCCACCAACGCCACGGGGCCCAGACCACCCATAAATCCGAAATTCGCTACCTTGCCCGTCTGCCTGGCATTGTCCACGGTGCAATACGGACAGGGACAGTGTTCAGCCTTCTCCGCGACACAACCCGCCTGGGGGCCCGCCCCGTGAGTCTCTTTCAGGAGATCGTAGGGCTGTCCCAGGATCTGTTCCGCGATCATCAGATGCGGATCCCGGCCGGCGTTTAGGGCGTCTGCCAAATAGGAGAATTTGACGATTTCCAGACAGGTTTGCGCAAGAGTGCAGAGTTCGGCGCCGGAATAGTCACATTCCAGGAATACCGTCAGGCCCGCTCCGCATTGGCACCGTTGGGCTCCGACGTCGTTAGCCGTGAGCACGTGCCCGCACGTGAGACACCGGGGGACGAAACACTCCCGGATGCCCCCCGAGCGCTTGGGATTCTGGATGTTCGGATCTGCAGATCCCGTGCGACCGGATTCCTGGAGGGTCTCAAATCGGGAATGAATCGGGAACTTAATCCCCCGCTCCAGGAGAGGAATGTCCTTCGACAGGATCGCCTTTAGCCGGGCGAGTTTGGCATATGCGATCAGCGTCTTATTACCCGAGTCCTGGCAGGCTTGTTCGTCCAGGGCCGGGAGGCCGGTTGCGGTCCGGGGGAAATCCCGACCTTGGCGCCGGTACGCCTCGATAATCATGGCCTGGGCCGCTTTGGTATTCCGAGCCCCAGGGAGCGTTTCCACGGCCCCCGTTCGGCGTCGGACCGTGCGATCGTCGCGGAGTAGCCCGCACATTCGCATATCGCGGGCCACGGTCTGATATTCCTGCTCCGTGCGCCGTGCGAGTTCCCGGATCCCCTGTTCGTCCGTGTGGATTCCCCAGCCCCCCATGAGGCGGATCCAGAACGCGGCGCGGGCCTGGCGAAACTCATCTCGGAGAAATCGGGGGTCCTGGGTGGCCTGAATCTCGTAAAGATCGTCCGTGGCCCGGACATCCTCCAGGGGGTAGAGGCGCGCACCTTCGGGCCATCCGTCGAGCGGGAACCGTCGGAGTTCACCATACCGGAGGCGCCAGGTGTTCTTATCGAGTTTCCGATTCAGGAACCTTTCCGCGAGGGCATCTAGGGCGTACGTGCTTTTTTCCGCCCCGTCTCCGTCATCGTAGAATTTCCGAGTCCCGGCGGCGATGTCCAGGAGTTTGCCTCGGATCTCCGTATCCGTGATCCGATTGGCCTTATAGGCGTCTCGGATGAGGGGCCAGAGGCTAAAGTCTCTGGCGAGGAAAACGCCCATATCATAGGCGATTGAATGGCCGACGATCAGGATCTCGGGATTGGCGAGAATCTCCCGGACTAGCTCGATCGTCGATTGCTCGGCCCCGTGGAACAGAGACCCCTGACCCCCGACACGAAGCGCGACACAAGCCAGATCCGGGAATTGGTTCCCGGGCCGGATGAGATCGGTTTCCGTGTCGAGGGTCAGGCGAATCATGTCAGGGCACCTGCTGCCACTGTTGACCGGGGTATCGCCACCAGCGCCGGTCGGGCGAGACCTCGGCCCCGGGGGGCGGCGTCCACACGGGAGGCCCCGCGGGTTGGCTCCACGGAGGGGCCGGGGGCTGTCCGTAGCCCGGGGGCGGCCCCCAGGCCGGCTGGGGCGCGGCGGGGCCGGTCCGGAATTGCGGCGCCGTGGGCGGGGGCCCCCATCCGGCGGGCGTTCCCGGCGGCGGACCTTGCGGCGGGGGCGAGCCCCAGGAACTCGCCGCGGGCGCCCCCCAGGGGCTCGCCGGGGTCCGAGCACGATCGAACAGGGCGCGGACGTTGGGAGCGGCGGACTGGATCCCGAGGGCCACGAAATCGAGAGGACTCCAGTTGTAAACCGTGAAGTCCTGTTTCCGCTTCTGGGTCTCGATCATGTAACACTCGACGCTCACGAGGAGACCCCCGAGGAGGTTCAGATCCGACGTGGCCAGCGTCATCATGTTTTCTACCAGCGCCGTCGAGGTCCCCGGGATCGGGGCGTCGAGTTCGGCGCATTCCGCCGGATGAGTCCCGAGGCGAAGCCCGAGGACCGACCGGACGAATCCCTTGACCGAGTTCAGGGCCCCGTCCGCCTCCATGCTCTGCCACCACGTACCGGGGATCCCGACCGGCGTATTCTGCCAGGTGCGGTTCTGGTTCTTCGGGTCCACCTGGGGCCGGAACGTGGACTGGAGGATGTCCAATTCCACGATCAACCCCAGACCAGACTCGCGGGACTTCTTGAGGAGGCACCGTTCCACCTTCACCACGTAATAGCCGGGGTTCAGGTAATTCCCTTTTTCGAAGGTCTCGGCCTTCCCCAGGCCGTCGAAGATTCCCATTTCACTCCCTCACTTGATCCACCGTGGGCCACGGTGAGTCATGCAAATTTCTTCCACCGTTGGAAACACGATGTCCGCGAAATTGAGCCTTTGACTCAGGCCCGTTCTCTGTTCCTCCTCCCTCGCATCCCTCCGGGCTTGCTCGAATGCCAGGACGTGTTCGATCGATGTCGTGAGCACGTCAAAGGTCACTTCGTCTGCCAGTTGTCCCGGTCGATGCGTTCGGCCGAGGACTTGCTCCGCTTGAATTCCCGACGTCGGACACGAGGTAATCAGGTTTCGGCACCATGCCTGGAGATTCCGCCCCTCCCCTACCGAACCCATCGACGCGATCAGACTCTGGTCCGGGGGGTGGCGCTCGACGTCGTTACCCTGGCTGTCCAACCCACCCCTGCCATAGTAAGAAAGATTGGTTTTCTTTGCAAGCGCTTCCGCGAAGGCCACGTGTTCACACCAGACGATCCCAGGGTGCTCATGGGCCCAGCGAGCGCAGGCGTTCAAAACCGAATCGTCGATCCACACCGGGACCGTGTTCGGCACGAAGGAGGGTTTGACTCGCCGCCATTCATCCAGCGCGTGTTTCGCGTCTGGGTAAAACCCCGCATCGACGGCATTGACCACCTGTAGCTCAGAGTCGAGATTTCTCCGATTCTCCGTCAGGATCTTGCGGCACCATGCGGCCCAATCTTTCCGGGGCAGGAGCCATGAATCGGGCGGCCGAGGGTCCCAGCGATAGTAGAACCCCAGGGCCAATTCCCGAGCATGACGCCAGAGGGTCATAGGCTCGGAGATCGGCCATCCGTCGGGCGTGGTCCACGTATATCGAAGAACCTGGAAGGCATCGTCCACCTTTGGAGACACCGCGATTTCCAGGTTTTGAACCATGAGAGAGCATCCCAGGGCTCCCTCTCCCGTGCTCACGACGCCGGGGGTTTCCGTGAGCCGGCGCTTATACGCCGCTCGGACCGCTAGGGTTGGATCCTCGGAAATCCTCTCCTCGGGCGTACAGAGGAGCATCAGGGCGCCGGGCATTGCCGGGACTCCGCCGCTCGAAATAGTCCGGGTGTCGAGGACTTCGGCCCAATCCTCGATCTCCGTGTAGTGGTCCGGCAGGGGGAAATGCTCGGCCTTCAGCGCCCATTTGAGGAGGTGGGCATAGTTCCGGAGGGTGCGGCCGGTGAGGGTTCCCGACAGGACGATAAACGTTGTCTGGGGCCGGGCGTTCATGAACCTGGCAACGCGCTTCGTGACCGCCGCTTTGGGATTCTTGAGCCGGTGACCCTCGTCACAAATCAGGACATCGGGGCAGAACAATTCGAGATCGTCCTTATGATTCGCCCTCCCCAGGCTCTCATAGGACATCAGACGAATGTAATTCAGGATCGGCCAATGAAAGGCCAGGGCCCGGAATTCGCGCTTCGTCTTCTCGATAAGAGACGCCCGCGTCAGGAGGAGGGGACGTCGGGATTGTAGGAGATAGGGAATCAGCGCCGTGATCAGGGTCTTCCCGTGACCGACGCCGATAGGTCCGAATCCACCTCTGAGCGAGGCGAACTCATACAGGGCCTGGGCTTGGATGGGCCGCAGGGCCATCGACCCATGCGACAATTGGAGGGCCTTCGTGAGTTCCTCGGCCCAGCGTTCGGACTCCGCGCCTCCCCATGTTCGCCTGGGGAGGCGCAAAACCCGTTCTAGTTCCCGGGTGTGTTGGACGACGCGCCCGGGATCCGACATCGGATCACTCCCCCCAGAGGCCGTTCTTCACGGCCTGGGCGAGCTTGCGGAACCCGGCGGCGATCGACTCGAAACCCTCCGCCGCGAGGGTCTCCGGATCCTGGTCGGTCGACCCGTCCGGATTCCGAGCCTTGCGCCCGCGGCGCGGGGCCTGCCCCTCGGACGAGGGCTGTCCGCCGGAGGGGGCGCTCAGGGTCTGGACGTACACCGGAGGATAGCCCTGATCCCCGGGGTTGACATAGGCGCTCCCGTTCCACCAGGGCGTGCCCGGTTGCCAGTTCGCGTGGACCCCCCGAGCCTGGATCAGGATCTGTTCATCGATCTGGGGCGTCGCCGGGGGACCGGGCGGCGGACCGGGGGGCGGCCCCTGGGGCGGGGGCTGTCCGTAGCCCGGGGGCGGCCCCTGGGGCGGACCGCTCGGGGGCGCGCCCCAGGACCCCGCGGGCGGGGCGCCGTTCGTGTAGCCGGGCGGCGGACCGGGGGGCGGCCCCTGGGGCGGGGGCTGTCCGTAGCCCGGGGGCGGCCCCTGGGGCGGGGGCTGTCCGTAACCCGGCGGCGGACCGGGGGGCGGGCCCTGGGGGGCCGGGGGGTTCACGGCCCCGCCCGCCCCGGCAGCCCGCGCCTGATTGTCTTTGATCGTCTGGAGGAAGGCATTCTTCCCCGCGTCGAGGGTTCCCTGGCTCATGATCGCGCTCATTTCCTCTTGAGGGCTCAAGTCACACTGACGCACGTAGGGACAGCCCCCAAAGGCTCTACATGCGCGGGGGTTGGGCGGGAGTTGCTTTGCCCTTAGCCCCGAGAGTTTGATCAGGGCCATTTCGTCGGCGTGGCCCTTAATTCGTTCCAGGGCGGGAGCAATGCTCTCCCGAGTCACCTGACATTCCACCTTGATCGCCTGGTGGGGTTTCGTCCTCTTGTAATAGACCCACCGAAGATCCACGGCACTCGATCCCGTGGTAACCATTGCGTCAGCGGCATATAGGACGGCCTGGGTGTTTTCCGCGAGTTCGGCCGGGGTCTTTGCCCATTTGAAGTTGCCCGTGGACTTGTGATCCAGGACGAGGGGAACCTCCCCAGGATTCCAGATCTGGACGTCCTTAAACCCGAAGAACGTATGTCCCCAACCTTGAAGGGTGAAGTCCCCTTCGATGACCATTCCCGAGGTCCCGGGCATGGGGAGGAAGTGAATCCCGGCCATCGCCGCTTCCCCCTCGGGGGTCGTGAGATCGAACGGGATACCGTCCCTCAGATACCTCTCGATCTGTCCGTGAAGTCCCAGGCCAAATTCGGCGTAAACGTTGGGCGGGCCCTTGATCCCGTCGAGTTTATCCCAGGCCCATTTTCGGGGGCATAGGGAGTAATTCTCGATCTGGGTCGCACTAAACGACCCCGGGGGCCCTCGACGTTCCTGGGTCACGGACTCGACCATATCACGCGGTCTGCTTAACCCCTAGTGGTTTCGCCCGGACCTTGACGGGGCCCGGTTTGGCGACCATCGAAACTCCGCATTTCCAACATCGATCTTCGTGCTCGGGATTCGCATGGTGCGAACACCGGGCCTGGGACTCTCGGAGTTCCTGTTCCAGGGCCATGGCGCCGATCTTGTCTCCTTGATACCGGGCCAGGAAAAGTCCCGTCCCGATGTCGTGGTTATTGGCGCCATAGCCCGGAATTCCCACGTTACCCTCCGGCGAGCTTGATCACCTTCACGGCCCCGAACAGGACCACATAGAGGAACAGAACGGCCAGGGCCACCATACCGATCGACCGGAACACGAGGCGACGCCGGAGGACAGATGCCTCCTTGTCCACGGTCCGAGCGAGGGACCCCGGCTCCGCCTGTTCTCGGGCGAGGCAGGCGTCACACACCGATCCGCGTTCGGCGGGCTTGTCACATCCCGGCATCGGACAGCGGCTCACGAATGGCTCCCGCAATCGTTCTTGAACTTGGCGCGGGGCCGCGGACATCCCGGGACAGGGCACGGCCCGAACGTCTGGAAAGCCAGGGAATCTTCGTGACCTCCGAGACCCCGGACTCCATACCCGTCTCCCGAGCCCTGGTCATAGATCCCGGAACCCGTCGCCCCGAAGGGGTTCTCCGTGCTCGGACCGAGGATCTCTCCCGGATTCGGGGCGATCCCCCTCGTGAAGAAATCGAACATCGCCCAGAACACCCGGATCGCGTCCTCGACGTCCCCCCGCGCCCGGTGAGCCTGCTTGCGATCCTTGTCGGCGTACGCCCACGGGATCACATTCCGGAGGCTCACCCCGTCCGTGATTCCCGCCATGACCAGGAACAGGGCCGGCGAACAGAGATCGGGGACATGGTAATCGATCTTCGGCCACGGCCGATCGATGCCCTCGACGTCCCGGCGAATGTGATCGATGTCGAAGCGGGGGTTCTGTCCCGCGATCGTCGCGCCCTCCGTGACGAACCGATCCAGGAGGATGTCCAGGGCCAGAGTGTAGTCGATGCCTTTGGACCAGTCTGCTTCGTCGAAGTGACCCGCCTTCGTGTGAAACTCCCCGAGCCTCCACCCTCGGGGCCATGCCGTTGGATCCGTGGTGTCTCTTTTGAGATCATAGAATAGATCGCTTTGCAGCCCCCACGGCTTGATCAGGGTATCGAACCGATCCACGACGGATCGGGATTCGAGGTCCACGACGGCCGCCGCGATTTCGATCACGGAATCCTGCCGCGAGTCCGGGCCGAGGATCGCGGTAGTCTCGACGTCGAGGAACGTCAGACGCTTGATCTGTTTCGCGCCCATCAGTGCCACCGTGGCGTGGAATCCAGGACCGTGGCCCACCGATAGGCCTTGATCGGATTGTAGACCTTCGCGAGGGTCTCCGCGATTTCCTGGAAGGCGGAGTTCCGGATGATGCACGCTCTCATGGTCACTTCCTTTGAAGGGCGAGCACACCGGCCGCCCCGACGATGATCCCGATCAGAAACGTCACGAAGTAAGGCATTAGACTCCCTCGATCCTCTTGAGGCAAATCCACACTAGGAGGAAGAAACAGGATCCCCCGACCAGGCCCAAGCGATCCTCCCTTTGACCCAGCCGAGCATGTAGCAGGGCTTCTTGGACTCGGGCCACCAGCCCTTTCGACCGATCGCGAAACCGTCCTGCCATTGGGCCTTCGCCGTCGCATGAGTCCGGACAGCGATGCAGGCTCGCTTGTGATAGGGCGGGACACCGTGACACCATTCGCACCACACCGGATCTTCCTCCACTATCGAACCCGTCGGATCGAGGGCTGGATTTCTCGGAGGGTGAGTTTCCTCCCGAGGCGTTCTTCCAGCGCGAGTTCCCACACCGGGCGCGGCGGTCCCCATTCCTCGGCCAGGCTTCGGGCCCAGCGGATGAGGAGCACGGAATACGTCGCCGGGGTCACGACGTCACGAGAGAGGAACGGAGGGCCGGTTTGAAGTGTCGATACAGGTAAGGCCATTCCTTCAGGCCCTCGCCCGTCGGATCCTGTCCGACGATCACGGCCAGGGCCGCGAACACGGCGCGTTCCCCCTCACCCTCCAGAGGTTCCTCGGCCGTGGGCTCGATATTGGCGAACACCTGGCGGAGGGCGTCGATGGAGAGTTTCTTCCCGGTCGTGAGTCCGAGATCGGCCACGGGCGCGGAGTCCTTCTTCTCGCCCTTCTTGCGCGCCGGGGTCTCGGCCGCTGGAGGGGTTTTCGTATTCCCTCCCGCGGGCGCCTGTCCCGCGTTGGCCTTTGCCACGTTCCACGCTGCCGCGGGGCATTTCTTGGCCCCGAGACACCCGCCCTTTCCGCATTCGGCCAGGTGCTTGGGTTGCGGCTTGTTCACGTCGAACGTGAGCAGGGGCGGCCCCTTCGGTCCGGCGGGCGTCGTGGCCTTGCTCGGGGCCGGATCCGGGACCGTGACGGGCGTCTCCTCGTCCTCGTCATCCGCCGGGGCAGGGACCTCTCCGGCGGGGGGAGGAGCTTTCGTGATCTCGCCGCTCTTCACGGCCGCACACACCCGCCTGAAATTCTCCCTGCCACGCTCGCCACGAATCACGGCCCCCGTATTGGCGATCACGGCCAGGACCAGATGCTGCTTGGCGAACTCGCCCTCCCCCATGCGGCCGAGTTCGATCGCCGCGTTCCAGGTGAGGGTCTGGGGCGTGCCCTCGACGCGCTTCTGGATCTCGGGGTCGAGGTTCATGTAAGCGGACCACGATCCGAGGGTGTGGATCTCCACACCGTACAGAGCGGCGATCGTCTTGTCGGGCTTCCCCGACGCTTTGAGCTTGGCTGCCTGTCGGGCCTTCACCCAGGGCGGGTCCTCGAATCGGCCGAGGTTCCCGGCGCGGACGGCCATCTGGAGATCGATGGCCTTCGACGGGACGAAGGCAATCTGGAAGAATTCGTCCGCCTGTTTCCCGCGCTGGGCCTGGAGTTTCCGGACGGCCCGAGCGGCGATGATCCGGCGCCGCCCCTCCACGACGTACACCTTCCCGTTGATCTTCGTGACCTCGACGGCGGGCACGCTGCCGCCACCCTCGATCGTGGCATACATCGACTCCGGATCGATGGGATTGGCCATCGACAGAGGGAGGCGATCGGTGTCGAAGATCCCCTTGAATTGGTCCTCCTCGGGGATGTCGACGCCGACGATCAGGATTTCGTTCGGGTCTTTGAAGCCCCCCGTGAAGGTCGAGTCGATCGCCCAGGTGTCTTTGAAGTTCGCCACGGCTTACCCCTTGTGCGCAATTCGAGCGCAAGCAGAATCACGGCGTTTGCCCCGACGTGCGCCAGGTGCGGCAGTCCGGTGTCGGGATTCGTCCAAGCCCCCGAGCGGTATTCCTCCAGGTGGCGAAACAGAGCGTCAACGTAGTCGCCCGCCTCGCATTCGATCCAGCCGTCGTCTCCGTGCTTGGCGGCGCCTCCGGTGAGGGCATCCGCAATCAGGCTCAGGGACTCGACGGGAATTAGGGAATACCGCCGTTTGCCAGGTGTCATAAAGAGGGGCTAAGCGAGGTCCACGGCCCGGGGGACGCCCCGAAGGGTTGGCCCCTTGAACCAGGATCTGGCGGTTTCCTCGCTTGCCCCAGGGGCGCGCCCGGGAATCGAACCCGGCTCCCTGCCCGTTTGATCGGACCGCTCTACCGTCTGAGCTACCGCGCCCGTGTCGGGATTGCCCCGGCCGTGGAGGTCCGGCCGGGGCCCCGTGGTAATATCACTCAGGGTTCCTTTCCTGTTCGTGGTCCTGGCCCGTGGGCCGTCGTTTTCGGTCGGGTCCGGCCCGACCTTCTGAGGCGTCGTCCCGGGGTTGTCGTCCCTGGATTTCCTGACCCTACACGTCCCAGGCAAACCAGGCAAGCCAATTTTTCTTTTTTCTTCGGCCCGCGGCACGGCCACGATCGGGCGTCAAGAAAAATCGTCCGGACCCTGGAACGTCGCGCGAGTAGCCGAAAACCGGGGGCATGTCAATTCAAAATCCGCGCCCCTTGAACTTTCATCCGGTCCTCCGTGTCGACGGCCAGGGCCGCGTCAATCTCCTCCCGAGAGGCGAATTCCGTCTGGTCGGCCCAGGCCCGGATATGGTCGGGATCGATGACCCGATAATGGGCGCTGCCGCCCCCGGGCTTGGTCGTGTTCCACCGTCGGAGGGATAGCTCGCCGATCGCATTGGCCAGGAGTCCCGCGGGGGGAGGATCCTCATTCGGCACGTAAAGCCCCCAGGAATCCAGGACGGTCGGGGATTGGACGCACAGGTGACCGCCCTTGATCCGGACCCCGTAATCGCGCCTGGAGTCCAGACGTTGGGGCGCTTTGAGATACCCCACGAACCACTGACACACCGCGCTTCGGATTCCTGCCCTGGTGGCCAGACCCCGATAGAATTCCCGATCGGGGGACTTGATAATAAAGCGCCCGTCCCGACGTCGGGGATAGTGGTCTCTGAGGTAGAGCGCATGGCGGGCAATCCGGTCCTGCTGGACGAAGGATCTCGCGTCGCACATCCTCAAGAAATCGGCCGCCGCGGGGTTCACCCTCACGTGATAGAACCTGTCCGCGATAGCGTCGATGTCGTTCCCGGTCAGGTGCTCACGAATGGAGAGGATCTCCTCGTTATTCGCCGCGACGATCAGACGCACGGCCCCCAGGATGCTGGATTCGGGGTAGAATTTCTTCGTAAAGGGTCGAGCATGGGCCCCGAGGAATTCCCGGATCTCGGCCGTTCGGCCGTTGCCCCGGAAGTCCTTCGGGAGTTGCTCATCCGCGAACACGAGAGGGCACCTACTGAGCGCTTCGTTAAAGTTCCCCAGGGCGTTCTGTAGGGTCATGGGTCCCGACGTTGCCCAGAGACGTGAGAGGCCGAACGCAAAGAGGCTCTTTCCCGTATCCTTGGCCCCGGTCAGGAGCAGGGCGGCGCACGTGGAATCAAGGTCGGTGAGCCAAGCGATCCAATTCTGGACGTCATCGAACGATCGGCCCGTCAAGATCTCCAACCATGCAGAGACTTCGGCGTCATATGCCGGGGTCAGGCGCCGGAGAGGGCATGGGGCTTCGATGAAGAGTTTCTGGGTGGCGTCGTATTCGGACTTCTGGATCCTCATGTCGAGGACGTATTGCGTAGCTACGGAGCCGTATTCGGCCATGAGCGCGCCCAGGGGCTTGCGAATGGGTCCGTTCTGGGTATCTTGCCACAAATCGACGCCGGCCGAGACAGCGGGCGCGAGGTCCCGGACGATGGCATTCGTGACGTCCTTCTCCGTGTAGGCCGTCGAGTATTCCGCCCCCGGGCCCAGGACGTAGAACAGGGGTCCCCGTTGGATGAGCCACCTTTTTCTGAGTTCTTCACGGGAACACTTGCAGGCTTCGGCCGCTTCCCGAAGTTCCTCCTCGTGATAGGGATCCTCACGATTGGCTTCGATATGCGCGAAGGCCTGGCGGATACGGAGTTTCCGCTCCGAGATCACGGCCTGTTCCTCGGCCAGGGCCTCCGTCTGGATGCGCTCCTGGGCCCGGTCGAGTTTGGCTTTGACGTCCTCGACCGTGATTGGTTCCTTGCCCGGCATCATCTGCAGGCTTTGGGCAAAGAGGATCGAGAGGCTCTCCGTGTCGGCGTTCGGCCACGCTCGGAGGAGATCCTGGGCCAGTTGATAGATGAGGTTATCCCGCCCGCCTTCTTCGGCGAAGGGCTCACCCTTGCACACCTTACGGAGGGCCTCCCCGAGTTCGGCCTTGTAGGGGTCTCGGGACCGTCGCCACCGATCGGCCTGGCGCTCTAGGCGCTCCCGGGAAATCCTCTCCGTGCCCTGGGTCACGAACCCGGCAAAGACCGCGGAGGGGATCTTGTCCACGTCCAGGGGTTGGCCCTGGAACACGGCGTAATGGTGAATCCTGGGATCGTTCGCCGGGGGCGCGAATGGGCCGAAATAGCACCGATTCACGTCCTTACATTGCGGGTCCGGGAGACCTCCGAAATATCCCGCCATGGCCTGCCAGAACGTGGGCCAGTCCAGCATTTCGACCGGGCGCGAGAACCGGACGCAGACACGGAGTTTCCAGAGCCCCTTGTCCGCGGCGGCCGAGTGATTCCAGGTTGTATAGAGAATCGCATCCAGACCCTCCAGGCGCTGGGCGATAAAGGCAACCTGCTCCGTCGTGAGGAGATCAAGGTCGAGGACCCCGAACCAAACCCGGACCGCGTTCTTCTTCGTGCGAGCCTTGCCCGGCTGGAACTCGACCGGGGAGAACATCGGGCACGATTCTTTTTTCGGGACGTCGAAATGGTGGGGCCCGAGTTCCCGGGCGAATTCCTCCCAGGAACACTCGCGCTGCTTGGGTTCGTTATCCCGAGAGTGAGCGAACAGGGCGAACCGGATCACGACGTCCTCCCATGCAGCCAGGCGTCATGACCACAATTCTGGCAAAGAGTCATGTCGAGACGCCGGCCCCCATAGGGAGGGGAGTAGTCTCGACAGATCGGCCGAGTCCCGACGGGGACCCAGGCGAATTCGATCCTGGGACTCGGCCGCACCTGTCGGAGGACATATCGGATCATACGAAGCACCGATACCCACGCTCGACTGCCCAGCCCATGGGCGAGGACTGATGCACGTACAGACGCTCTGCCCGGTAATCCCCCGTCCCCCCGGCCAGGGTGCCTTTGACGTGGAACTCATGGAGGATGAGCCAATCCCCCGGAGGACGTGCCCCTGATCCCTCGCTCACGAACACGAGGGATCCGGCGGCCGTGAGGTCCCTGGCCTTGTCCCAGAACCTCCGATGATCGAAGGGCGGAACCCCGGCATATGCCGTCGTGCCCTCGTAAGGCGGATCGAGGTAGACGATCGAATCCCTGGGCGGGTTCGGCATTTCGAGGACGTCCGCGTGCAGGATGTCGACGTCGCGGCAGTCCTGCATCTTGCGGGCGAGCGAGCGCCGGACCATGCCGCAATACCCTTCACGGGATCGACGATCGGTAGTGGCATGGCTCCGGGCATATCCGCCGCCCCATTTCCCCCCGAACGAACACCCGAACATCGCAAAGGCCGTGAGAGGGTGCAGGGGGTCAGGGTGTTTCTTGATCCAGGCGTATTGCGCCTCCGTGAGCGTCTCGGGGGGTTGCCATCCCCCCTGGGCCGCCCGAAGGAGGGTGACGAGGGGGAGGCACAGATCGAGGGCCACACGCGGGGGCGCCGCATGGCGGATGACATTCAAGGCCCCGCACGTGCCATCGATCCAGAGGGCGCCCGGTTCGCGCCACACGGACACGATCTCCGCAATCTTCCGGCCCCAGCGCGTCTTTCCTCCGAGGTATTGCACGTTAGTTCACCGGACCCGTTGCCATGTTCACGACCAGGAGGGTTGCTAGCGTGTCCCAGCCGTATCCCATGTCATAAGCGAACATTTCGGAAAACATGCTGACCAGAACTCGCTCGGTTGCCGCGAGCCCGTCCGCGCATTCCTGAGTCTTGGGCACGGTCAATCGGTCTTTGAGGTCCGGGGGCGTCATACGGAGATCGTCCCCTCAATCACGGTCGGGACAATGACCCCGAGAGGATCCAGCAGGGCCTGGGGGGTCGTTCCGTAGGTCCGGGCAAGGGTCACGATTTGGGAGGCTCGGGGTTCCCCTCGGAGACGCTCCCAATTGGCGATCGTGGATTCGTCCACGCCCACGGCCGTTGCGGCTTGAGCTTGTGTGAGACCCGAGGACCGGCGGGCCTCCTGTAGGCGTCGAGCGAGGTCCGGGCAGGGCGTCGTGACCATGGGCCACACCCTGCCCTTTCTCAGGGTCGGTGTCTAGGGCGTCGAGCGCCACCGTGACGGATCCTGGACGGCGCGCGGGCCCATGTAGGATAGACCGTACACGGAATCCCGTCAGGGCGAGGGCTCGAAAGAATGGGTTTCTACCACCTCCACCTTCCCGCTTCTTTCTCCCCCCTACCCCCCTGATCTGCTTCGTTTATCCCCCCTTTACCTACACATACAAGTACTCCCCCCCTCCTGGTGGTTAACTTCGAAAAAAGCTGGCCAAGGTGGTACTAAACAATACCTCGTCAGGATCTGGCCTGTTTCTGCGGAGTTACGAGGGCCCTAATTCTTGGCCATGTTCTGGCCAGGCCGTGGCCAGCCTTAAAGGTGGTACTAAACAATTGGCCACCTGGGGGCTAAGTCCGCGAATCCTGGTCAGGGACCGCCCGAGGGCTTGCCGGGAAGGTGGGGGCATGTAGGCAAAGGTGGGGGCATGTAGGCGGACCGGGGCAAGATGCCGCGCTGGCCACCATTATTTAGTTGACGCATCCCCGAGCATGATCTAGGCGCGCCCGTTCCTCTAGCTGGGCCACGAACCCGGCCCCGAAAATAAACCTGGACAGGGCGTCAAGTCTGACGTATGATCTCACTCGAAACGGAGGTTCCACCATGAAACTGAACGACACCCAGATCCGCGCCCTCAAGTTCCTGACCTCGATCATCCCCGGGGATCCGATCCTCGACACGGCCCTGGCCCTCGCGGAGAAGGGAGACCTCCCCGAGGTTCCGACGCTCACGGCCGCGATCGTCAACAGGACCGAGGACGCGATCAAGTTCCTCTCGACTCTCACGGCCCTGAACGCGGCGGCCCCGAGCAAGCCGAAGGTCGAGGGGCTCACGGCCCCGGAGAAGATCGTCGCATGGCTGAAGGCCGAACAGGGCACCCTCCCGAGCCCCAAGAAGCACGCTCCCGGGGTCGTGAACGATGCCCTGGGAATGCCGAAGGGCACGTTCGGCGAGGCCCTCAAAGGGCTCCGAGACTCGGGCACGGTCATGGCCGAGGGACAGGGCGCCGGGAGGAGGATCTGGCTCAATCCCGCGGCGAAATAGTCCGGTCGATTTTTCTGGACAGTACGTCAGAGTTGACGTATAGTGTTCTCAGACGGTGTGGATGAACACCGAAGGAGAACGAACGTGATCAGGTACGCAATCAAGATCGTTGACGAATTCGGGATCAACGTCAAGGAGGTCCCGGGAGATTGGACCTCGGCCGAAGCGATGAACGAGGTGAGTAAACTGGAGGGGCTGAGAGAAGGAGACAAGGTGCTGATCGTGACGGTGGGGGTGACGCCCACGAAGGTTTTCAAGCGGTACAGGGTAGGGCAGAGAGGTCCGATTCCCGAGTGAGAGAAAGGGCCCCGGGGAAATCGACCGGGGCCCTTTCTTTTTCCTGGACAGTGCGTCAACTCTGACGTATAACTATCCCAGGAGGTGGCGATGGCCACGAAGAAGAAGCCCCGGTTCAAGGTTCTGCCGGCCCGAGGGTTGCAGGGCAAGATCAAGAAAGAGCGCTGGAACGTCTGCCTGACCGAGACGAAGGAGATTTTCCTCGGCCCCTACCACACGAGGACGGCCGCGGACATCGTTTGCTCGGCCCTGAACGCGGCCGAGTCGGACAGGGAGAAGTGAGCTAGGTGAGGGCCCGGGGAAATCGACCGGACCCTCCCTCTTTTCCCTGGACGATGCGTCAGGACTGACGTATAACTCTCTCAGGAGGCAACGAAATGGCCCGCTACGCAATCACGCTCGACGGTTCGGACAGGCGCATCACCCGGGAGATCCCGGCCGGGAAGGAATCGGCTGAGACCGCCAAGGAACAGGCCAAACACCAGGCCAACCTGTTCCGGGACAAGGCCGTCCTGATCTATCGGTGGAACGTCGTCTATAAGCGCTGGGAGTCCTGGCAGGGCTTTCAGTGGAACGACCGGCGCGGACAGGTGGAGGGCGCGCACGTGACGAAGGCTACCTGGGACGCGAACCTCCCCGAGCCCACGTGACCGCCTCGGGACCCCGGCCGAGAAATCGACCGGGGTCCCGTTCTTTCTCCTGGACAGTACGTCAACTCTGACGTATAACTCTCTTGAAAGGCGGTTAGGAACATGGCCACCAGCAAGCGTGTCTCTTTCAATGGTCGGGACTACAAGGTCGAAATCTCCGGCCCCGTCGCGAAACCGGATTCGTTCAGCGTATATTCGATCGAAGAGATCGGGGGCATTTTCGGGGAGGGGACCTGTTGGCTGGGGTGGACCGGGGCGGACGGAGTCTGCCGGTCTCACTCTGGCTGGGCCGTCGAGTCCCTGGTCTCCAACGTCGCACGCGCCGCAATGGTGGCGTCGTGAAGAACGAAACCGCGCGCGCCAAGCGCGACGCCTGCCCGAAACACGGGGTCAAGGGATTCCCTCTGGATCGGTGCCGAACCCCTGCCGCATGCCTTCAGGCATTCGGGGCCGATACGTTTCCCTGGACGTACAAGGGGAAAGACTACAAATCGACCGTCATCCCCCAGCCCTGTCCTATGTGCGGGGCCCGCGCCGTGATCGAGTTGCCCGAGGCGATCCGGGCCGAGCAACCGGACGAAACGACGCACGTCTGCCACCCTCTCCAGGGCGGGTGTAATCACGGATTCGTCCTGGATCGGAAAGGTGCGTCATGAGCAGGAAAACGCCGAAGGAGTTTTTCGAGGAAATCAAGGAGGCGGGTCTCAGCCTCACCGGGGGAGATACTCGATGCACGGCCCGCGCCCTGCTTCGCGGAGCGGCTCGGGACTTTGACGCCAACCGGGACACGTCGAGGGAGGAATACTTCGGCGAAGTCCTCGAAATCGCCGCGCTCTATTTCACGGCCGAGCACCTGGCCAGGAATGGGGTGACGGACGTCAAGGCGCAGAAACGCCGACGGGGTTGACCCCGAGCACGGACAAGGGATAGAGTCCCTCCGCGCGCAACCGGGCCTGGACGGCAAACTCAGGACACAGGGCCTCCGAGGGACTACCTTTCGGGGGCCTTGTGCTATTCTGTGTCCGTGGCGATCCGTGAGTACAACCCCGCGGAGCCGTGGGTTCGCCAGCCCTGTGACACGGACCTCTCCTGGGACTTGTTCCAGGCGTTCCTCGCGCTCCCTACGCCCCGCCGTCTAGTGGACCTCGTGAAGCGGGCGTCGGGGCATGGCCTGTCGTGGGCCCGTCTCCAGGAATTGGCCTGGGAGGACGGTTGGGGAATTCGCGCCGAATGCTGGGACTCGCACCTGGATCGGTTGCGGGTCGAGACAATCGAACAGGTGACGCGCGAGGACGCGCGAGCACGGGCCGAGCGTCAGGGGGCGCTAGCTCGGAAACTCCAACGGCTCGGGGAATTGGAGGCGGATAAACTCCTAAAGGCTTCCCAGGGGAGTGATATGCCGGGGCTCCTCTTGCCTCGGGATATGATCCGGGCAATCACTCTCGGGGTTCGGACAGAGCGTCTGGCCCTGGGCGAGTCAACGGAGAAGGTCGACACGGGTCCCGATCTCTCGGGCCTGTCGGTGGACGAATTGCGCACCATGCGCGCGCTTCAGGAAAGGGTCGGGAACTCATGATCTCGGATTGGGTCAGGCATTACGACGCAACGCACGTGGGGGCCGTGGCGAGCGCGCTCCCGCACAATCTCCTCCTCGCGGCCGACGGGGTTTCCCCCGAGGCGCCCGCGGACTGGATCCAGTTGCCGGACGGCTCGGGGTCCACGGTCACGATCACGAACGGGGCCGGTGAGCCCGTCACCCTCACGGCGTCCTCCACGATCCAGACGTGGGCCTGCAAGGCGCTGGCGATCACGGCCTGTTCCGGGAACGTCGTCGCCGGTACGGGGCAGCCCCCGCTCCTGTCGGTGGCGAGTGTCACCGGGGCCACGGGCGCGGCGGGCACGAACGGGACGAACGGCTCCACGGGGCCCGCCGGACCCAATTGGACCTCCGCGAATTCCTGGGCCCTCGTGACGGGTTCGGCGTACGTCGCGGCGATCGGCGAGTACGTCAAGGCGGACCCGACGTCTGCCGTCGTCTCTGTCCAGGCCCCGAACCCCGCGGGGAATGCCGGCCTCCGGTTCCACGTGCAGGACGCGACCGGCCACGCCGCGACCCACACGATCACGATCACGCCTCACGCCTCGGAGACCCTCCAGACGTCGACCATCACGACCAATAACGGGGGCGTGACCCTGGTCAGTGACGGGACGAACTGGCTGAACGGCTAGACGATTTCTCTTGACTCAGCTAGTAGTCAAGAGAAATCGTCCTCTGGATCCCGAACGATCCACCTCTAAAAACTTCTGGACGGCGCGTCAACTCTGACGTATGACTCGGGGGTGTCGACGCCCGAGACCCAGACCGGACAGGTTCCCGATCACGATTGGGGACCGTTACCGGAGGGCCACGTGCCTCCGCCGCCCCCGAGTCGTGAGACGTGGGAACAGGCAGCGCGGCGGGCCCCTCGGATGTTCGTGCATGACCCTGAGAAAAAAGATTGACCGGACGGACCCGAGCGCATAGATTCGGGTCACACCCTAGACGGGAGAACGAAAATGAGCACCGCGAAGCCCACCCTGGATCAGAAGCCCGCCCTCATGGCAAATATCGGGATCTCCTACGCCGTGATCAAGGAGGCGCAGAAGGAGGTTCTCAAGCTGGAGAAGTCCCTCGCCCCCGAGATCGAGACCATCGTCAAGACCTTCGGCGCCGGCCCGCACAAGATGCCCCTCCCCGTCCAGGTGCAGGACCCGAACGGCGCGCCGGGCACGCTGATCACCGTGACGAAGACCTACTTCGCCTCCTTCCGCAAGGCGGGGGACGTGTGGTCCGTCTCGGCCACGGACGCTGACGCGATCACCTGATCCACCCTCGACCCCGGCGGACCTCGACGCCCCGGCCTCCCAACGGACGCCGGGGCGTTGTCTTTTTCCTCTTGACTATGCGTCAACCCTGACGTATGTTTCACGTGAAACTAGGAGGTCACGATGAAACAGGCGGACGTTTACACCGGGCTCGAATGCTTGACCTATATCAATCGCAAACTCTGCCGGGTTCGGATCACCGGCAAGCGCACGATCCCCGGGAACTCTTACTGCAAGGCAAAGACGGTTTTCGATTGGGTCAGGGTGGATCCGCCCGCGGATGCTCGGGTCCTGAAAGGCTCGGAGTCCGCGGCATGCCTCCGCCCGGCGCCCGCCAAGACCGCCGCGCCCGTGGCCCCGATCGTTCCGTCGTGGAAGGTGTTTACCCCGATGCACAACGATCGCGATCGGTGCGAACACTGCCATATGGGACAGGACTACCACGTCAACGGACGGTGTGACGTGGACGAGGACGAGGACGAGGACGAGGACGAGGACGAGGACCCCCGAGACCTCACCGGGGATCCGCATTATCGGCCCGGGGGCGCCTCGTGACGCCGGCCCTGCTCGGGGTCCTGTGCGCCCTCTCCGGCGTCGTGCTCGGGGCCCTGGTAGGGTGGCGCGCGCGGGCCTGGTGGTCCCCGTGGCCCTCCGGCTACGCCGTCCTCTACCCGACGCTCTACACCGCGGCACGGGCCTGGAAACGGGGTCAGCAGGTGTTCGTCTCGGATGGGTACGGGTTGATCCGAACCCTGTCCGAGACTGAGATCCGGGCCGAGCTTGTGCCCCACGGAAGCGTCATGATCCCCCCGCCCCCGAAGGAGGAATAGGTGCCCAAGCCCACTGAAGGAATCGGACAGACCTCGGATCTCCGTGTGGACATGCGCCGGGATCCCGAGGCGACGATCGCCCGGATCGTGACGGCCTACGATACGGAGAGGGACCTCGGCCGAGCGGCGGAGGCGTGCGGCGCTAGGCGCCGGACGTTGGAGCGGCTCATGGGCGAATACCCGAGGCTGAAAGAGGCGATCGACTCGGCCCGCAATCGTCACGGCGTCCTGCCGTAACGTCGTGAAATAGACAGGCTCGCCCAGATCATGGGATAAGGGAACGCCCTAATATGGGGCGAAGGGAGACGTGTATGCGAAGATCCTTGTTTGCCGTCCTGTTCCTGGTCGGATGCAATGACGGGGAGATCCTGAATCCTGTTTCGATCCCGAGAGACGGGGGCGGAGGGGAGATCACGTGTGACGACTTTATCCCCACGTGTGACTCGCACCTGGAACCGTGCGAGGTTCCGGATGACTGCTGCGATTCCCTCGTATTCCCGACGTGTGGCGAGAAATGGTCGTGCGAGCCCTGTTGCACCGATTCGGGGGTATTGACCCAGGGTGCAAACGTTTGCGTGAGTCGTTAGCTCACTGGTCGCCCCAGATCGTGATCGTGATCTGCCCGGTGAAGGCCGAAAGGTTCGTCGCGGAAGCTCCCGTAGAGGTAATATCGAAAACGGCATATTGGGCCGTATGAACGGTATTGATACCCGTGATGTATTGAACGATCTTGGGATTCCCGGCGCCTCCCGCACCATAGGTGAACCCGTAATCGACGTCCGCCATATCGACCCCGAAAGAGAACTGGATCGTTGATCCACCGACCACGGACACGCTGCTAGGGGTGACGTTGGTATGGCGCTTGACCACGAATCCAACGCCTGACGTGAAATAGAGAACCAGGACCGCTTTGGGGTATTGGGTCCCGCTCATGACATGGGCTGCAGGGGTTTGGGTCTGACTCCCGGTGTCGGAGAAAAGGATCCCGCCGTTATTCGCCTCCAGCGCGGCAGCCGTTCCAGAAATGACTTTCCCCTGGACAGCGGATCCCGTGGACGATGTGATCCCTTCCACACCAGGGCCCGTGCCGCCGAGATTGGCTCCGGCCAATCCTGGTTGAGCGCCGGTTCCGATACCTACTCCACCGATAGACTCGCCCCCACCTCCGGACATTTGGGCGCCATTGCCACCAGTCCCTGAAATGGCTGAGCCCCCGACCATTTCCGCGCCGTTCGCACCGTCGCCCCCGGTAATCTCCGCCCCCATCCCAGCCGAGCCCCCACCAGAGGGAACGGGACCTCCCAGGAGCGTCGCACCACGGCCCGAGGGTCCGCCCGTCGAAACGACCCCATCCCCGCCGGATGTCGTTCCCGAGGTCCCCCCTTGGAACGTTCCTCCGGCTTGTTCCCCTGTACCTTCTCCGTAAACCCCGGCTCCGCCATCTTGCCCGACACCCGGGGGTCCACCGATCCCGACGAGACCACGGCCAGCGGGACCGGCCGGGTTGGTAAATCCGGTCGAGGAGATCCCGTCGATTCCCGGCGAGCCTCCCGAGATCCCTGCCAGGACCATGAGAGCGGCCGATCCGGGACCTCCGCCCCCCGTGAACAGGTGAGGTCCGGTCCACGGTCCGACACCCGAGGACGTGAAATCTTGATTGGCGATGTCCTGGAGCCAGAGGATCCAGAGGTAGATCCAGTAAAAAAGCCAGTTGAAATATTGCGCGGGGGGTTGCGTGTTCGGCTGAAACCCGCTGTCCTGGGTCGTGGGAACCGAGGCGACCCAGCCCCATTGCACCTGATTCGCCCCTGGATTGTCGATCGGGACAGGGTTGGAAGAACCCGTCGGCCCCGTCGTGGAGGTCCCGGTCCCGGCGATCGAGATCACGACGTATTCCTGCCCGCCCCTCATGGTCAATTGACCGGGGGTGAACGGGCCCGCTGCCCAATTCGGGATCGCGGCCGTATTCGCGGGAGGGGTGACCGTCGAGGAGGACGGGTTCGCGGAGGCCCAGCGGGGGACGGTGGTAGGCTTGGCAACGGACATGGTTTAACCCACTAGGATCGTTGTGAGGTATCCGCCGGTTCCTGGGTTCGTGATGTCCGAAAAACCCAGAGTCGTGCTCGCAACGGGCGAGCCTGGGAAAGGGGAGAGGGTGAATGTATCCGCGGCGGGTTGGAGGGAGAGGATGATCAACAGGCGCACACCCGCTGCTTTCCCTCTGAACAGGTTGTCAAAGAGGACCGGGATATTGAATGCCGCGATTCCCTCGACCGTGACCAGGACCGTTGCCGGATACGCCTCCTGATAGGTGAAAATCTGCCCGGGGGTAATGCTCAGAGTCGTAATGTTGATCATGTCGTCTGGGCAACCAGACGAACGGTTGATCAAGATCTGACAGTTGAGAGCTACTCGATAATCAGTGTCGTCCAGGCCGAGACGAGGACGCCCGACGATGACCCCGATCGCGTCGAGGTTCACACCCTCGGACGCCGCAATCCCCCGGATGAGGATCACTTCCCAGATTGCGTTTTCAAGTTCCTGGACACGATTCAGATACGATTGCACCAGGGCCCCGAAAGCTGGCTTTCCCTGGAATTGGGAAAGCAACTGAGCGAGGCCCGTCTGGGCGTAATCCGTGATCTGAGTCGCGAGGAGGGTCACGTTTTCTTCGGGGTCGTGAACGTCGAGAGGGCGGCGAGGTATTGGGCCGGGGTGGGGGGACTCGCCTTGTCCGCGATCGTGATCGTGACGCCGTTCCCGGACGGACCGAGACCCTCTAGGACGCCGGCCCATTCCGCGCCCCCCACGGTGGCCAGGACGACGTTCCCCTTCCCGTTGCGGGCCCTGTCGAGCAGCGGCCCCCACACGAGGGGGACGTCTCCCTGGATGATGCTCGGGGGCGTCCCGGCGCGCAGGACGCCGGCCGGGGGAGGGGTCAGGTGCGAGAGGATCACGGCGCGCACGGAGGCGATCCCATCGTCGATCCCGAACAGGATCAGAGGGATCTCGGGCGCATGCGCCTGGGTGAGCCGCCGCGCCGTCGAGAGATCTCCGAACGACACCCCGAGCGGGGCCTGGGTTGTGATCGCGATGGCATAGCCGGTGAGCACGTCCGAGGGCATCGACCCGAGAGGAATCCCGAACCCGAGCGCCAGCCCCTTGGTTCCGTGATCGCGTTTGCGGAGGACGTTCCAGGAGATCATCATTGCACCGTGATGTTAGTGGTTTGCGCATCCCCCATCTGGAACGTGCCCATTACTAGGTTCGTATCGACGGGGAGAAGGGGATCGCCCTGAATCCCTAGCTGGATCTCGCAGTCATTGATCCCAGGGATTTGGCACACCAGCCCCTCGTAATAGCGAACGTAAATCGTGGAACCGAGGGTGACCTTTTGCAGGAACCCTGTCACGATCGCGGCTTGCACGGCCGCGAGATATTGCGAAGGTGTCTGGTTGGAATTGGCCAGGGTGAGGGTGCAGGAAAAGACGATTTCCAGGATCGCCGGCCGGGAAAAAGGTACGGTCTGAGGGTTGCCCGCGGCATCGACGGCGGGGCCCGACGTGTTTCCCGTCATCTGGATTCCGCCCGGTTTCGTGTTCCAGATGATCTGGGCGATGTCCCCGTTAGGAACGACGGCGTTGACACCATCGAACACGAGGCAGCGGATCGAATGTGGCGGCAGGCCGTTCGTGTCCGTGAAGTCCTGATCGTTCTGGAAGACGATGCATTGCGAGATCGGTTGTGACCCGTCCGGGAATTCGAAGGCCAGGAGTTCGTCCCGGATCGCATCGACCGTGCTTTTCCCCGTGGCCCGGAGTTCGGACTCGCGGCGATAGCGGAGTTGCGGGTCCGTGTCGACGTTCGTGCCCAGAACCGCGTCGAAGGGGTTCGTGACCGAATTCCAGCCCACTACCGGGGTAACGATAACAGTCAGCGTGTTTGCATTGCAGACGATCGGGCCCGTCTGGGTGCATTGCATATCGACGGAGTAATTCGCCGCGGAGCCCACGTTCGGGGCCGTGAAGTCCGCCGTCGTCTGGAAAATCACCGTCGGATTCCCGAGCACGGACGCCTGGGATCCGGACGGGAGCAGGGTATTCGGATTGAGATTGACCGTCACCTGCTGATTGCCGGTGAGCTTGCTCGGGGTAGCGGGCGCCCGTTTCGTTCCCGTGATGGCAGAGACGGTTTCGAGGAGGAAGCCCTCGGCCGCGTCGGGATTGTTCCCGTTGAAGGCGATTTCCAGGGCCTCGTATGCGGTCCCAAGGGCGGAGGCGAAGATCCCGTTTAGCTGTCCGATCGGCGAGTCCGGATCGGTGTTCAGGTTGGGATTGATAGTCGAGCGCTGGTCATCGGCGAGATCCGCCAGAATATCCTGGACGGATGGCAGCGCGAGACCTTGCGGTGTGACGTAATCGCCCATGGGTTCAGGTGCTGATGATGAAGGGTTCCGCTTGAGCCGTGATAATAGTCGAGCCGTCCGTAAGAGTCGCCTGGAAATTGACCGTAAGGACCCGAGTCGGGGCGTCCAGGGTGGCCGTGAAAGCGTCGACTCGCAAAACCCCAGGGGTCGTGAGGAGCACCTGGCGGAAGATTGCGGAGATCAAGGTCGGGTCCGGATTCTTGATCAGGATGTCCTGGAAATAGGGAATCCCGAGCCGCTGATCCAGGAACCATTCCCCGAGGAAAAAGCGGAACCGAACACGGATCCTCTGAATGACACAGAGCGGCCCGGTAAGGATATAGGGCGGAAACGCGATGTCTCCCGACACCGGATCCAGCGCGAGTTCGGCCAGATCATTGATCGTGACGTCGGGAGTTCCGGTGACCTCGATCATGTATCTCCGGTGACCCGTGACATTTTGGAGTCGGAGGCGCGGACTTCGATGATCGCGCTCTTCCCTGCTGCGATCGTGATTCCGGAGTCTCCACTGGTGCTGGTCTTCACGGTGAGATTGTGAGAGCTAAGATTCCGAGCCGTGAAGCGCAAACCGGGGAGGCCGTAGGTCGTAACGGTTGCATCAGCGCTAGCCCCCGCCGCGAGTTCGATGTCTCCGTTATAATGTTCGATGAAGGTCAGGGTGTGTGTGGAGGAAATGGGCGTTGCGCCGCTCCCCTGTTCCCAGACCACCGTTGCGCTTTGAGGGAGGATCGGGGTGGTGCATGCACCGAAATCACACCCGGGGCCGATATAAACGAAAGACCCGCCACCCCCTCCGACGATACCATACGTTCCGCTTGCGGATGTCGATACCCGTACGTTGGTCAGCCTGGCCGTTCCGGCGACTACCACACCCTCCTGAGCCCCGCCCCCGGTACCGTTCATGACGATCAAAGAATCAGAGAGAGTAAGGGAACTTGTATTGTCTACATAGACCGCAGCCCACGTGGAGCCGTTTGATCGGTTCTGTTCGATGCGGGCTTCGGTAATAGAGACGTTGGCACTATTGAACGAACGGACGCCCGTGCCATCATTGACCGAAACGAACCCGGAGACCGTTACATCCCCTAGAGCGCAAAGGCCGAAAACATTCCTGACAGAACGAAAGCCGTTGATCATGGTGCGCAGGGCGTCGGCGTTCACCTTGATCCCTGCCTGTGATCCTCCCGTGGCGTCGCATGCGTTCAGGGTCGTATCGATCGCTCCGGAGATTTCGTCTCCGATGATCCATCCGTATGCACCGCCGTAGCTGGTACAGGCGTGGAACGTATTCCTCTGGGGGCCTCCGACAACTGCAATCACCCCAGCATATACCGAAAATCCCGCGTTCGTATTATAGGATGCGTCGACTCCCATAATCACGTTATCACTGGAGTTTCCGGTGATAAGTACTCCGATCGTGGCATTGTCATAACGTCCGCTCGTCACGACGCCACGCTGACTCCCCCAAAGATCCATGGGGCCCTGGGGACAGAGCGTCAGGCCGTTATTGACGGCCCCATCAGAGGAACACCCACGGACCTCGTTTCGGTAACCCCCAATTTGAATTCCAGAAGGGAACGCGCCCTCAGAGGAGCACTCCTCCATGAGCATAGACATTCCTCCTTCGATGGCGAGCCCGGCGTCCCCTACGTTTGCCACGTAGATCGCATGAATTTTTCTCAGCACACTCCTTCGTCCCCCGATGTCGAGATCGGGGCCGAACACGCTGCCCGAGCAGTAGGCGATAAGATTCTGGATCTCACTATCGAAGGCGTACGGGAACCAGAACCCCCTAGCCCCGTTGATCTGCGTCAACGTGGCTCCCCCGAAGTTGACGTGAACGTTACTGGTAGGGCTAACGAGGATCACACCCGTAGGGGCCGGGGATGCGTGGGGAAAGTTGAAGGGGATCGGGACGTCCGTGGTAATCACGTTCCCGGCAATGGCCTTCACCCGAAAGGTGAGGGCCACGTCTCCATTCAGATTCAGAGAGACGTAATTCCCCACGACAGGAATCGGAGAACCCATGGAGGGGGTGTAAGTGAAGGCGGTGTCACCCTCGGTTACGTCCGCGGAAAGCGTGCCGATTTGTACGGAGTTTGAAACACCGACAACCGGAGAGTTAGTATGTCCGTCACCAGAATTACCCGGAGCGGAGGAGATACTAACCCTGGCGTTTGCCGTCAGGTTAGAGTTGCTCGGGACGAGGATCGGGGTAGTCGCTGAATAGTCCCCGGGGGAGAGATCCGTCGGGGCATTGGCGACAGAAGCAGAGATTGAAGCCCCAGCATCCCCCCCAGGATTGACCCCTACCGTGATCAGGATCGGGGTCTGAGCCGGGGTCACAGGGCCGAACGTGACGAGGAGGGGAGTCTGGGCCGGCTGCTGGGGAGGACTCATGTCGCCTTGACCTTTTGCGCTGCCACCTGGCCAGGAACGTAGGGCGTCCCATAGGTGACGGCGCCGCTTGGGGAGGTGGCCGTGCCCAGGGTGGTCTGGATCTTCTGCAATTCTGACATAACCTTGGACGCAAGCGCCACGAAATCTGAGGCGTGTTCGTCACCCAGGAGCGTGGGATTCCCTTTCAGAACAAGGGCATTCACCTGAGCCTGGGCGAGCGCGTTTGCGTTCGGTGCCATGCACGGGATAGCCCAACAATTCGAGAGGGAGTGAGGTCTGGTATCCCCCGGGGGGTTCGTGATCTGGCCTGTTCGGAGCCAGTTTTGAAATGAGTAGGTCGAGACGTGGACCGCTACCCAATCTCCCTCTTGAACGGGCCAGGTGATAGTGAAAGCGTCGCCTCCGCCGCGGGGGAAACAGACCCTGATCCCGGGCAGGACCGGCAGGGATTCCCAGGCCGTATCCTCTCCCTCGTCACCTGTCGGAACGGGGCGCTGGATCACGGGGGCGACGTCCGCGGTTTGCGTGCTCGGATCGTAGGATTGGACTCTAGCCGGGAAAGAAGTCCAGATGTCCGTCACCCGGGCTTCCAGGATCCGTCGAAGGAGGTCTCCTAGTTCAACGTCGAGGGCCATCTAGTACCGTTTCGCCTGGATCGTATTGTACCAATTCTGGCCGTGAGTCTCACCGTCATATTTGCAGGACTCGATTCGATAGTTCCCCTTCAGGCGTTGGGCGTTCAGCACCAGGAGACGTCCCGGGAACACGTCCGGGATCAGGAGGGTTTTGACGTTCAGTACTCCATCATTGTCGATGGTAGGGGCCCCGACCATTCCGCTATTTTGATCGATCTGAATCGCGGACGTTTGGAGCGCTTGGCCCAAGGGCAGGATCTGGAGTTTGCCGTTTTGAATGCTCCACGATAGGGCGCACGTCCGGCAGATCGAGTTCATTTCCCGGAACGCGGATCCCGAGAGGACGACACCCTCCGAGAAGTTATTTGCAATCCCGGCGCCCTGGAGTTTGGCCACGGCCTGGGACAGGTTCCCCGACCCTACCCCGAGCGCGGACGCAACGGCTTGGAGAACCTTGGCAGGGGTGGCCGTGCCCTTTTTCATCGCGACATTGACGCGGGCCGTTTTGATCGCTTTCTCCCCATCGCCGGAGGAGAGCTTGGTTTCGTAGTCAACCCCGGTATGGGTCGACACCCCCGTTCGGAGATCTCCGACGAATAGGACCGAGGTCCCTTCCTGATAACCCGCCTCGATCTGGACGGTGGCAACCTGCATTTGTTCTAGGGCCGCCCGATGGTCGGGGCTCAGATTGTAGATCGTAAGGTCGCAGGTGTTTGGTTCGGGCTTCAGGGTTTTCTTGACGGAGAACGACATCGCCAGATCGGTCACCTGGATTGCCGATCCGCTGGCGATCCCCTGTGCGCTTTTCGCGGTAGGGTTGCCGATCGTGACCGTGACCTTTCGGCCGAACAAGGGGACGGCGGTAGTCATGTCCCGACCGGGAAGTAAAACATTCGGACCCTGACCCCGAGTTCCGTATAAAGCGGGGGCTCGCCGAATTGATTGGAAAGGTCACAGGCGATCAAATCCCCCTGGGGCAGGGAGGGATTCGTGAACCGTCGGAGAAGGGGGACGTTGGCCACGATTTTCAGGCCCATGGCCAGAGGGTTGTCGTTAATGTCCGAGATCGAGACGTACCAACGCTGCTCCCTGTCGTTCCAGGCGAACTGAAACAGATACTCGATCCCGTCGAGGGTAATCCTCTGGGAAAAAAGAGGGAGGTTCTGCGGGATTGAGATCTCCAGGGGATCGCTCATCCGTTCACTCCCAGGACCTTGTTCGCCAGTTGCTTGGCAAAGCTGGCCTTAGCGCCCGCGTTTGCCCCCGGATCGGACGTGGATTGACTCCCCTTGGCCTGGTTAGGCTGTCCCCGTTTCTGTGCGGGTTTCGGTGCCGCGACCGTGGCGCTGGTCACCGTACGGATTTGCTTGAAGTTCAGGGTGAACGTCGCCCCTCCGGGTTCCGTGCGAGGGAGGGAGACATTCACCAGGACCATCGTGTCATATGTTTTGACCGAGGTCACGACCGACATTGTTTGCCCTCGACTCCATAGATCAAGCAGGGCCGTATGAGTGAGCTTGATCGGGTCGAATTGGGTAGGAAACTGCAGGACTTGAACGACGATCGGGGGCGGAGGACCGAACACCATCTGACTCAGGGCCGTGAGCCCGCTGCCGATCAGATTGAACAGGGCCCCGGGTGTCGGTGCGAGGGGCGGGATATAGGTCGGGAATTGCAGGAGTTGAGGGATCACGACACCCGCCCCCGGGCCGCCGGGCACGATTGGGGTCAGGGTCATGTAGACCTCCAGAGTCAAGGAGGCCGGATTCTGTTTCACGTTGTCCGCGATATTGGATCCGAGTTCCACGGGATGCTCCGTAACATCCGCCGTCGCCTCGTGATTCTCCGAAATCGTAGAATCAAACGAGATCAGGATCGAGGACTGGTCATCGGGGAGGAGGTATGCCGCCATTTATTTCTGGGGCTCCAATGCCGCGAGAACCGCTGCCTGGACGTTTTTCGCGTTGTCCGACAGAACCCCGCGGACGTCACCTTTATCCGGACTCGGACCCGTGAAGGTGACCTTTGCATCGCTCTGAGTCGTGACCTTGATCTCCTTCCGTTGCACGACAGGTTCCGGGGGCCGGGCGAGCATGGGCGGGGGCAGGGGGATCGTGGGCGTCGGGGCCACACCAGGGACCATCCCGGCCCAGGGGCCCTGGGGCACCATCCCGGCGAGCCCCTGGACGACGGGATGCGCCGCCGCATAGGCCGCTTGCCTGGCGTTGGTTTCGTCGATAGTCTCGGGCCGTTTCTGCCCGTACCACGTTCCCTTTTTCCGCGCGGCGTCCTCATAGGAACCCGGGGCGGCATTCGTAGCCCCAGCCCCGAGTTGCAGTTTTTCCTTCTGGTATTCCTCTTGTGAGGTAATGCCCAGATTCCTCTTTGCGTTGGCCCACCAGTTCGCCATTCCGTGACCGCCACTGTCCTGATCCAGTTTCTTAAACTGCATCACGGCAGCGGTAACCGAGGCGACGGCAGCGGCCGTGGCGACGATCGGAGCGTTTGCGGCGGCGAGGGCCGCCCCGACGGCGATAATCAACGCTGGCAGGACTTTGGTCGTGCCTCCAAGTTCATTGAAGGCCTGGGTGAGGGTGTCGACCATTTTCGCGGCGGCCCCGGCCCCGAAGATCTTATCGATCCCCTCCCCGATCAACGTATCGCCACCCTGGAACAGGGTAATAACCTCGTCCACCAGGAGGATGAGGGCGGCGAACAGAGCGAGGATCGGGAGATAGGGGAGGTACATTTTCAGAGCGGTCAACGCGGCGGCCGTTCCCAGGACCGTGATCGCGGCCGTGAAAATGTTGGAGCCCTTCGCCATATCGGCAAAGGCCAGAATCCCCTTCGTGACCCAGGTAATTAGGTCCGTGAGTTTGGGAATCAACTCGACGGCCAGGCGGGACTTCAACCCGAGGATCGCGAAATCAAATTCTTTCGTGGAGCGGGAGTATTGCTCCAGGTTGGCCAGCGCCTTTGCAGAAAGGCCGCCCCCGAGTTCATCGATCCGATCCAGGAACTTTTGAAGCCCCTCCTCCCCTTGATTGAACAGGGGGATCAATTCGAGTCCGCCACGGCCCAGGAGCTTGAGAGCGGCGGCCGTTCTCTCGGCCGGGTTCTTCATCGCCCCAATTGCCAGGCCGACGTCGCCCATAAGCTGGGACGTAGGCTTGATCTGGCCGTTGGAGTCCTTGATATTGACTCCAAGTTTTTTGAACTCGGCCGCCGCGTCACCCCCGGCCGTGGCAGCCTCCGCGGCATTCTTTTGCAGGAACTTAAACCCTGTGCTCAGTCCCTCATTCGAGACCCCGGCGAGTTTGGCAGCACCTTGCCACCGTTGGAGATCCTCTGTCGAGATTCCCAATTGTTGGGACGTGAGTCGGAGTTGCTCTGCTTGCTCAGCGAGGTCTGAGACGAAACCACGGATCCCGTTGATCAGAGCGGTTCCAGCGATCGTGGCGGCGAGGGCCTTCAGGCCCCCGACTACGCCGTCAGTCTTGGTCTTGGCAGCGTCTAGTTTCGACGTGTCGACATCGAAACCGAACTTTGCCAGGATCTCTCGGAGCGCTCCCGCCATGTCACTTTCCCGGGGGCTTTGCCGCTTCTGCCTCGGCCGATTCGATCGCGTCCAGGATCAGGTGGGCTTCCAGGACGTCGAGGAGAGTCCAGTACCTCTCGATTTCTCTGAGTCCCGAGGAGATCCGATTGGACATCACGATCCGCCAGATGAACCAGTCTGCGTCGGTGGGGAGGTGGATTGGGACGCCAATTCCGCTTGGCGCTTTTTGACGAACCCGCCGATCCCCTTGTCGCCGAAAAAATCGGCGAAATTCTCCTGGATGCACCAGAAGAGCCATTCGCCCAGCGCCATGTAACGCTGGGCGAAATGCTCGTCATATTGGGTCTTCAGGGGCGTCGGAGTCGGGCGAGGCCCCGCCCCCGTGGTCATGGTGTAAACGAGGTCACACCGGGCACAGAAGGAGTCCGTCAGGAACTCCAGATCGGCGTCCGCCGCAGTCCCGAGCGCCATCTGGATCGCGGCGGCAGCGCCTTCGTCGCCCCTCGTCACGATCTCGGCCGCCGCAGGGCCCAGG